CACTATACCCAGCCCGAATGGCCGCCTGCGTTGCATTGAGGTCTACCAAGTATTCTTTACAGAATAATGACTGCTTGTCTGTTAGTTTGGTTGCCCTGCCTACTGGGTTCTTATCTGTCATGATTTACCCTCTAGAAATCTCTCAAACGTGTTCGCTACTAGGTATTCATTATACGGGACTGGGTGGTAGGGTGTTGGAGATACGTTTACACTCGACACATCAGGGAATTTTTGCAACCCGTGTTCGTTCATGTAATAGCATTCGCCTGTGTGGAACCATTTAACTGTGTTCATAATCCCACCTCTATCTTATGCTGTGCCTCTATGATGTCCCATAGTTTATTGATAGGCTCTCCAGTCTCATCAGATAGCTTCTCAATGGTAACCTTATTCCATATTCCTATTGAAAGAATCTTCCCTGTCATAATCTCGCCTTCCAGCTTTCATGCAGCATCCCTGCAAGTGTGTTTATTTTAACCCAATCCCCCTACTTAGGCAAGCGTAACTTATTACTTGCCCTAACCAGATACCCCTTATTAACCAATACATTCAATCTATGTGCTACGCATTCATGGGTCATATTCATAATAGGGGTTAAATCCCAGCATGTCGGCATGATTCCGTTATCGTTATGAAAGGCTGTTACATAGCCCATTGTTTCTTTTTGTGTCTCAGTCATGGTAACTCCGGCAACGTGCCTCTAGTTTGTTCCACCGCCGTGCCGACGATGTTCTCGCAAAACTCCTTGATTTTGTCCCTGCTGTTTATGCCGTAGAGACCGGAGCCAGCGAGAAGGGCGAGTATGATTATTAGTTTAATGTCCATTGGTTATAAGCCCGCGTTTGTGTAGGTGGTCTACGATGTTTTCAGCAATTGAGCTAACACACGTCAAGCCCTCCGGTATAAGGCTCTCTATCTGGTTTTGTAAGCTCCTTAGGTCTATATCGTCTACGGGTTGCTTGGCGCTCAGAACATATTCACCCTCACCAAGCCACACATCGCATTCGCCTTCAATGACTTTAATTTCAACATCTTCTCCACCGTTGCCATCAGGCCAGTTAATCACAACGCACCGATCCTCTTTTTTAGACTTGTGCTGCTCAACCTCCCTACCGTTAAAGGTGTATACAATTTTTTCCTTATAAGGTTGCTGATCCAGTGCTGCGCTTAAACGTTTTCTGTAATCCTCCAAAGCGTGTTCTTTTGCACCGGCTATATCCCAACCCCAAGCGTCTTCTATTTGCTCGTTTTGAAACTGAATATCTACTCTTTCTGTATCTTTCCAGCCCTTCCACTCTAAACGATAAGACCCGAATGGCGTCTTTGCCTCTAGTGTGGTGTACGGCTGGTCTGGTATTTCCTCCCATGTTAACGCCTCCCGCGCCTCATTTGTGGGTTTGGATGGTGTATATCCCATAGCAACAAGATTACCGTCCTCTGGGTATTTGTGGTTCTTCACCATCTCATCAAGTTCGACCTTAGTCACTTTATTCATAGTAATCGGCGCCATTGATTTAGCGTATACGAACTCCGCGTCACCTGCTTTTATTGTGATATACGGATAAGTGTTCTTCTCGCCTATGTAAATCTCATCCGGCATCTCGTCTTGTTTGTCATTTGCCATTGTTCAATTTCTCCCATTTAAATCCAAAGCAGAGCGTCTGCATCTTCCTGTGAAACCAGTTTGGCTCCTTGCCTTTTTCAACGCTCCTGCACGTGTCTTTCATAAGCCACACCTTCCAACCGTAGACAGGTATTTGAAGAGGGTGTGGCCCCTCTATCGTCTTGCCGCCGGGTCTTCCCTTAACCAGATAGTAATCCTTATCCTCCACTAATATGAGGCCAGGGTCTGGCGATCCGGAAGCGTACAATCCGTCCAATGCCTCTTGCATCTTCTCTGTGTTATTTGTCATGGGATTTCCTGACTCTAATTGCCGCATCGGGGTCTTGTGGTGTTTGCGTATTAGCGAAGGCTGTAGCGTCTGACTTTTTATTAAACCGCTCCAACTCAATGGCGTATTTACCGTTTGTGCCAAATTCCTCTACGATATATTCCTGTTTCATTTATTCGCCCTCCTTTAAAATTGCCAGCTTATCTCTCACAATGTCTCTGTTCTGGGTTTTCATGATTGCTCCTTGGGTTCGTAGTGGGTCGATGTGGCGGTTTCCCTGCTTACGCTATGGCCTGTAAATTTAACGTGGTGGCGGCACGCAAGCCCAATTTCCCCGTCATAAAGAGCTTCGTACGTCCAGTCACAATCAGAACACCGCACAAGATCACTTACCACGCCTATTTTTTTAGTTTGCACTTTCATTCTGTATCTCCTTTGTTTTGTTTAGGGGGTTCGTGCAGCACCCAAGTTTGAGGGACTTTCATCTCTGTCCTAAGACACATACCGCATTTTCTAAAGTTCTGCGTGGGCATTATACAATACATACTATTGGTATTAGCCCTTCCGAATTCATCCACTGGTGTTGCGTTGTCGTAGTGGTTCCAAAAATGGCCACCTCGTTCTATGCATTCCTGTTCGGTCATGACTCATCCTTTTGCATCTCTACCCAATAATCCTCAGCAGCTTGGCGGGTTTTGAATATACCGAGTTGTTTCTCTGATATATAGGGACTTGAAGTTTGACAGAACGAGCCGCCGATTCCTCCTCTGGCAACTCTTTTTAATAACGCGAAACCAATTATGTGGAACCCTGTCTTCGGGCATAAAATTGTAGCGGCTACGATCTGGTATGGCTCATCGGATATAACAGCCCTTAGCTCTTTCATCTCGCGCTCGACCTCTTTGTCTTCTTGCGCCTTGTTGGCTTTCTTAAGTGATTCCACTTCGTCTTTTAGTTCTTCTATTTCATTCTTCATAATCAAAATCCTCCGGTATAATCAAAGTCTCCACTGGCTCAATCTTAAAGCCACCAGCTAGCTTGTTATCATTGGCGTTTGTGCCTTGGAATAATTCAGTTAGTGTTTTCATGGTTTTCTCCGTGGCTTTGGTGCATACCCCAACATATCCCCATCCATTATCAGGGCAAGCTTGTTAACGGCTGCGTTTTGTTTCTGGTTTGATGAACAGTCGTGTATAATTGCAGGCGCAAATTTGGACGTTAAAAACCCCGTGTGGGTTTGAAACAAAATACCAAATAGAAACGCTGAAGCTAAAAAGGCCAATTGGTTCACCCGACAATCCCCACTAATAAAACACCACCCATGAATGCTCCTAAGATTGTATACAGTACTAGGTTTACAGTGTGTTGTTTGCGTACTTGCTTAGTCTCAAAGTTGTGTAATTCAGTCATTTTTTTTCTCCCCTACGTCTGCTATGCGTTTCTCTAGCCATTTTACTGCGTCAGCTCTGCGCTTGTAGTATTCTGTTGCTATAACAATATCCCTTACGCCAATTGCGCCGAAGGACCATCCATGCTCCGCCTTATACCACTTAACCCCCGTGTCAATTATTGGCGTGATGCTGTAGCGATTGACATCAACTTTCTTCTTTTCTTTCTTTTTGAACCACATCTTCTCTCTCCTTATTTTATCTGCTCACGTACGCGGCAGTGTTGGTATATGGGGCTTTCCAAAAGTGTGATTATTTCCTCTTGTTTTTCTTTTCTTAACCCATCGTTAACTTCGATTTGCACTGTCAATGCAATTCCCCAAGTGGTTATTACTAACATTAGCCATTTGTATTCAGTCATCTCGCGCTCCGAATATATTGTTAATCTGCTTACTAAGTTTTGATAGTTTGGCTACTGCCTCGGGGTCTGGTGTCTGCACGCCGCATGCCCACTTTCGCGACTTGATATGAGTTATACCAATTAGACGTGCAGCACCCTTTAAGTCCATCCCGCAGTATTCTATGAGCTTTTCATACTCATTCATTCGACCCATCCCAAATGTTTTTAGCACCCAGTATTGTCAGAGAATCCGTCTTACCAGATTTCTTGGCTACCGTTGTAACAATTTCTCTGTAAAATGAGTTCCACGAAACGACAAAATAGTTAGCGTACTCACCCTGTCTGGGTTTTCTGTCAGCGAAACGAACTGATGTTAGCTTGTTTCTCAACGCTATGGCCGCGCTATTCCCGACAAACCTATCATCATAACCGTTAGCTAAAATATTAACAAACGCTTCAGCCTTCTCCGCATCTGCACTTTTTATCAATGGATACAACCCAATTACAACGGACGGTGGGGCAACCTTAAATAGCTTAACATTGGCTATAACCTCATACATATCATCTATAATGTCAGGGTTGGCCTGCGCAAACTCAAGTATCTGTGAATTAGATATTGCTTGCTCATGGTGCCGGACATTATTAAATAGTTGTTTTCTGTTGTATCTTATAAAACAAGCAATTCCAGCCGATAGTCTAGATGAATTAGTATATCCAGCAACAGACAATGAATCACCGCCCGATCTCTTCTTGCCTGTGTCGATAGTCTTAAATGTATCTGGCGATAGATTATGCATAACTATCATCTCAACAGCAGCACCGGATTTAACTATAGCAGATAACCTATGCTGTCCGTCGAGTAGGAAGTTTTCGCTTGAGAACTTGATAGACTCCCCATTTAAAAGCCATTCACCGTTTTTCATATATTGGCTGTAAAGATCAATAGTCTTTTTTCTCAGTGTTCTGTTGTGTTTATTAAACGATAACCAAGACGTGGCTACTTCTGGTGTTACCGTAACAAGCTCAGTGTAAACCTCACTCGTTAAATTTCTCTTTAATTTTGTAGACATTTTTCTCTCTCCATTGGTTAATTTATAAAGCAATAATAGAACACACTTGTTCATGCGTCAACCCCTATTTCAATTATTTCTAAAATTATTTTACCGCCCTTACAAACATCCCCGAAATCTACAGTGATTGGCCGGAAATTCCTGTCATCAACCCCCAAAGCATCTGCAACACCATCTAAAGCGCCCTTTGTTGCGGCTAAGCAGTTATCTAGGTCGCGTCTACGCCTGTCTGGTGGGTGATAGGTTAGCTTTATCTCTAAAGTCTCTCCACGTGGCTTATTTTGGATTGTTGTTTTCGTTATCAGGCACGATTCGGCACGTTGTTTTTTCTTAGCAGCAGCTTTTTTCCTCCAATTGCCCTGTGACCCATTGGGGGTTAGCGTGGAATCAAACCATGGGAGTTCTATCGTGTATTTTTGGCCTTCGTTATTCATCCCGCCCCCTACCGCTGTCCATATCCATTACGATGTACGTGCTGGTGTCGAACTTGTAATCCTTTAGATTTTTATCATCCGGAGGTGCATTAATCAAATCAACCAGCTCGCGGAATTGGGTGGTTGTTATCACGGGTAAATTGTCGTTCACTGCTCTCTCTCCTCATGTTGTTGTTTGTCTCTAATCATCCACTTGATTATGTGGTTTAGCCATTTGCCATCAGCGTATACCTTATGGGGTTTGTCTTGGAACCATTCGTCATACTGCTCTAGCTTCTCAACAAACTGATGAGGGTCGCCGTTATTTGAGTATGTTTGATAGAGTAGGTTTAGTGATTTAGCATCTAGCTTTATTACCTCTCCTTCATATGGTTCTACTATTCTGGGTAGGGAGTAATACCCCTCAGCGTTTTCTATGCGGTCATTCATCGTTTGACTCCTTAACGATCTCTAGTTTTAATAATTCTATCACCCCAATTATTGCGGGTACTGGTATGCCTTCTCCCCTTTCATAAATCTCATTCTTAAGTGTTTGCAGTAGGGTTTCTAGTCTTTGGTCGCCTTCGTGTAGTTTATTCGCCATCATCTTCATCCTCTATTGGTTTAATCACACTTAGGTCAATGTAGGTAGGTGTGCCGTTCATAATTATTGTGTAAGCAATCCTGCCATGTGGTTTTTCTCCCGCATCTCCGCTCAAGCAACAATTACCCACAAACCCCCCAAGAACACCCATAATCTTTTTAACTAATTCTTCCGGTGATCCAGCCCCTACTCGCCAAGGAATCGCCACAAGATCAATATCGTCACTCAATGAACCATGGACAGCTAAAGCATAACCATCTGATTTGGCCGTCAACCTTAATTGAGGTAAAACATCATCAAGGAAGGTTAAACAAAACGACTTAGTAGCCCTGCGTATGTATTCATTATCTTTACTCATAGCCCCACCTCCTTTTTTGTGCGCACCCCGACAATTTTACGCCCATTGGTTAATGTTGTAAATTCTGATTTTTGCGTTGAATATTCTTCCCATTCCTTTTTCCAACGACCTCGGACAGTAAAGGCAAATGTTCTTTTTGTTGCAAACACCTTATGAAATGTGTCTCTAGGGGTTAGTTTGGGTTTCCATCTTGGTTTCCATGTGATAACACGACCATCTAAATGTTGTTCTTCCACCTCCCCCCTAATAAACCATGTATAAGCATTAAAAGCATGTGAATGCAAAACTTCTCTTGACCCTTTCTCAAAGCATAAAAACGCCACAGAAAATAAAGGCTTTATCTCAATTAACCAAAACCCCCACACTGTTGAGTCCTGTCCTCCGTCTTTACCGTATGAAAGTATCTTCATAATCTATCTCCTTTTAGTTATGTTTAATTCAGTCATAGTTCCTTTTCCGTTATCCCCGATATACTCACGTACATCACAACGGCACCTAGGGAGATATATATTATCCTCGTATAGCACAGCTAGCTATTTTTTAGTGTTGCCCTTCACCCCCGACTTACATTTAATTCAGTTGTAAGAACTATCATAGTATCGTACGAAAACGCTGTGTTAGTGCTCATAGCCTATATCAAGCATTTGAGCGGGTCGGAAATCTTTTGCAAGCAAAGTGCCCCCGAGGTATCTAGAGCTTGTATACCGCGTCTAGCAGCGGGAGCAAATCAGTTAAGGCTTTTACTAAGTTACCTATAGAATCGAGGCATAAAAAAACCCCTGAGGTAAACTCTATGTGCGGGCACAAAGTCTACTTCAAAGGTCTCTTCACAGTCCCGCAACTGCTTTAGTTATTAAACTCTACATCATCCCTTATATGCTTGCAACCCCCTAAATAAAGTTATATTATATAGGCCTACATACTGACTTAGTTGGCGTGTAAAAAAGGGTAGTAGTTTATCTCGCTAGTAATTTATGACATGGAAGACACGCAGACACTAGCCCATGTGCTACCCCTCTTTCACCCACTACCAACCTGTAAACACCTTTAACTTAGGTATAGGGGGTTAGTCAGTGTAAGGTATTTGTATAGTGTGTGAGTAGTCGCGATGCGGAATACGCTCCGATGTATAAAGGAAATAAATTTCCTCGGGCGGCTTAAAATCGGGGATGAAAATATCTACATCCGCCTTAGCAGCCCCCTCCGTATCAAAACTATCGTCCATATCCAACACTGAGGAGCCGTCTTTCCTAAAATGTAAATTCCTCCACTTACCCTTATACTCCTCGATATTATCAAGGCTCTCAAGCTCAAGCTCACGCTCTCTGGTTAATTGCTTGGCGTACATCTTATCCAGCTCTGCGAAGTCGATCTTTGTTATATCATTAGGTGTTGTCATTGTTGGCTCCTATAGGTCGTTTTCAACTGGGATTTTAAATATTTGCACAGGTAGAGGTACGGCACATAGTCCATCGGTCACGTAAAAATGCCCTTTTTCGGTTAGGGTGTAATCCCGTTCATAACCATCTGTGGTTTCTGCCATTAGCCCGCAATCTATAAATTTATTAATCTCACCTTTAATAAATTTATTGCCACTTTGGCTATTATATTCATCTGGTGAAACGTGGTAATGCAGTAATATTTTAATCTGTGCTGGACTCATGTTTCTGTCTCCAATGCTTTTACATTCAGTTTAATGTTGTCAACCTCATAAAATGCGCGGTGCATCTCACCCTCATTGTTTGCTGACGCCTTTTGTTTACCGTTGAACCACTGGCTTAATTGAGACTCGCTAAATCCGAATCTCTCGGCAAAATCCTTTTGTGAAATATCCGCATTAATAAGAAAGATTTTCCATTTCTTTTGCTGCTCTTTCCAAGTTTCTATAGTCATTATCCCGTCCTTTTGTTTGTGTTGCCTTTATAATATACCTAAATAGATTTGTGTCAAGCGTAAATAAATATCAAATAGCTGTTGACATGGTGTAACGCGGGGGCTAAGGTTGATGAAGATTAACCAATAGGGAGATACAAAATGTTTGGACTAGTATTACAATCAACATATGACAAGACAGAGAGAGATTTAATCGCTGCAGTTAAGGCCGCTGATTCGTACTATGCGGATTGGTGCACATCTGAGCAGGCAAACATAATGTTAAAGGCTGAGCTTGCTAGAGAACGCAACGTACACACAGACTACTGGCTAGACACTGCCGGACGCTGGAGACACCCAGACAAGCCCTGTAAGTGCGTTAGCGTTAAAGAGGTAATGACTGCCAAGCTAAAGCGGGAGAAAGAAGCTAAGAAAGCTTGTGCTGCATACGGCGGATTAAATCGGGGGAATCATGATTAACCAACCACCTAACGACATTGCATACACTCTACAACAATCCATAAACCTTGGTATTGCTCATAAAGAGATTATTGAAGTGGCTGGCGATGCTATGAGTCATTGGAAAGACTTTTTATTCGAGCTTGAGAAACATAAGGATTATTGCGCAGACGTAGGTGAAGAGCCGCAGGAGAGTGAATGATGTTTAATACTAAAGATAAATTTTTAGCAGATGTTAACGAAAAACTATCCCTGAACCCCAGTTTGATCGGTGATGTAATGAGCATATGCACAGAAAACTGGAAGTGTTATGAAGAGCAGGTAGAGATTCGCAGGAATAACCAAGCCAGCAGGGCGCTAAGTGAGCTTGCGGGGCTTTATATTGACCGTAAGAAGAAGATACCCACCGACAGGGTTCCTTGGCTTATTGAGGCTGTTGATTTTATGTTCCCCGATGGATTCGATGGCAACGCGACATATTGTGAATTTGATAAGAAGTTTCTTAGGTTGTTTGTGGAGGCATGTAAAGAGGGGGGTTATGACCCAGACGGGGGGTTTATTAAAGACACTCGTGGGTTTAGTGAACAACTTAAGAAATTATATGCACAACTTGAGGAGAGGATTAAATAATGGATTACACTAAACTAAGAGAGCCGTTCGCGCCGGAGTTAATATCGTGGCGGGTTGGGGCTAGAAACAAAGAGCAAACAAGCGCTATTGCTTTAGCTTATATTGACGCTAGGGACGTTCGCCAGAGGTTGAATGATGTTTGTGGTGTTGGCGGCTGGTCGAGTGAGCATTACGACTGTGGCGGCGGTAAGCTGGGCTGTAAGCTATCTGTAAAAATAGACGGTGAGTGGGTAAGTAAAACCGATGGCGCGGGGGCTACTGACGTAGAGGCTGATAAAGGCGCGTTTAGTGACTCGTTAAAGCGTGCCGCTGTGTCGTGGGGTGTTGGTGAATACCTCTATGATGTTAAGAATACATGGGTTGATATCGTCCCGTATGGTCGGTCTAGTAAGATTAAGAACCCAAACGACCCTACGTTAGCGAAAGCGCTACAGGACGCGGCTAATGGCATACGAATGCCTATTGAAGACGAGCCATATGTATCACCACCACAAGAGGCACAGATTATTAATGACATCTGTCACTTGGTGAGATGTTGTCAGAGTGAACAGGATATGAACGATACATTTGAAGAGTATCAAGTTGAGATGGGTGAGTTTGGTGATGTTAGCTGTCATGATGATATTAACGCTACAGCTGCCGAGATGAAAACGGTTTGGGCTGCTGGTAATCAAGCACAGAACATTAAATACGCATTTGTTAACGTAAAACACGCTTGTGAGGAATATGTAGCAATGAGGGCTTTTGTTGAGGGTTGTGATAACCCGATATTATTGGAGGCTTGGTACGATAAATGGCACTATAAATCGTTGGCGTTAATGATTGCATTAAAAGCGGATAAGTACAAGAGAGACGGGCTATCACCTTACAACACATTGATAAACCTGTACAATGAGAAGATTGAGGAATTGAGTTAAATAATATTCGGGATTAGCTCAGTGGTAGAGCAGGAGCCTGTTAAGCTCTGTGTCGTAGGTTCGATCCCTACATCCTGAGCCAACAACAAAGGAGAAAAGAAATGAGCACTAAATTTAAAGGCGACATTAAAGTAACTGAGAAATACACTGATAAGCAATCTGGTGAAGAGAAGAAATTCTATCACAAGGTTGGGGCGTTATTTGAGCGTGATGATGGATCGTTATGTGTCCAGCTAGTCGGAGGAGGATGGGCTAACGTTTACCCGCCAAAGATGAAGGCAGAGGGCTATCAAGCGGCTAAGGAGGCTGTTGCGCCAGTTGATGATATGGAATCAGAAATTCCCTTCTGATATGGAAATATGGCACTTTAAAACAAAGAAGGAATTTATTAAATCCTATTACTGTATAATGCCTAACTCTTGGGGTCACGTATGTTGTGAGGGTCTGGATGAGTGCCACTTAACACACGAGGCATACTCTGGGTTTAACATGAAAGATGATAGCGCAACCCTCCCTATGTGCAGAGTTCACCACTCAATACAGGGAGCTAAGGGTGAGAGGGGTTTTTATCTTGAGATACTATTAGACGCAGTGATATTGGCCAAAAGACTAAATGACGCTTATCTAACCGAAGATTTAATGACAGCAGAAAGGGGACTAGAAGAATGGCAGAGATCGTACAAGAAAAGCAAATTCATGACGCAGTAGCATGGTTACGTGATAACTCAACTGCATACGCTCAAGCTAAGGCTTACAAGATTTATTGTGAGGAGTACCGGAAGTCACTTAAGTCCATTCTGTTTAATCAATTCGAGGGGACTGTGGCTGTTAGGGAGAATTTAGCGTATGCAGATGATAGATACTTAGACCACCTAAAGCAGTTGGAGAACGCTGTATTTGAGTTTGAGAAACTTAACGCCCTAAAGGTTGCCGCGCAGATAAAGATTGAGGTGTGGCGCTCAGAGGGTGCAAACATAAGGGCTATTAAATTATGACATGGTTATGTAGATACGCCTTTCAGTTTAGGGGCAAAACAAAGAGAGTTGTGGGGTACTTGGTGCCGTTAAGCGATGAGCAGCAGGTTAGGGAGCGCCTACGGGTTGCAGAAGACCTTGGATACAAGACAACAAAAGGCGTTGTGTTTGCAAGAATGGGCATGGGGAGTAGGCTATGACGCATGATAAGGAGTATGTTTTTATGGTTGATGAGATGGATATAGGGCGCCTGAAGTGCGAAGAACTAACGTACAATATGATATTGACTATTCGAGAGGATTTTACAGAAAGAACTGGAATTAACGTAAATATTACTGAGTGCAAAAATTTAACATTAGGGGTTAGTGGCGTTAAAAACTAACAGGCACACATTTTAATCATTAACATCTCTTTTATGTTTTTTGTTAAATGTTTATTCTACGCCAGCCTGTCGCCCCACCAGATAAAGGAGATAGACTATGAAAAAAGAAACAGTAATTGGGCTATGGGGAGTGATAGGTGGGGCCTTGGCAGTGCAAGACAATAGCACAATTCTAGATGCTCAGCGTCAATTTGACGTTTGGGTGACAGAAAAACTTGAGGGAGATGACAATGAATAACATCATAGACAAGACAGACAAAAAGAACTGGGTGAAAGAGGTTAAGACTCTATACTGTGAGGAGGTTGACGCGGGGCAGATGGAGCAATATGTGGATCACATGACACACATGGGCATCCGGCAGAAGCAGTTCGACATGACACAGGAGCATCATATGGCTAATATGGAGAACGCTAGGTATGATTTAGAGATAGCTTGGGATGCGGTTGATTTGGCTATGCATCGGGTTAGAGAGTTGTGGGGTGAGCTATGATGGAACGTCGCAAAATTGAGGCATTAGAGGGTATATCGAGCAGGATATGGTGGTGTTCTGTATGGCTGTTCATTATAAGTGTGAATACCTGTAGCGGAATGACTGGGGGTTAGTATGATTTGGGGAGATGAATAATGAAGTTTTTGTTTTGGAAGTGCCTGCTTTGGTTCGGCACCATTTTAATGGGAATAGTTTTTTTGGCAACGATTACAGGCGGAGAGTACAGGGGCGCATTTTGTTCATTTGTGCTTTTGTGGCTGTATATATTGGCCTTGAGGAATGAAATGAAATATTAAGGGAGAAGACGATGTTCGATAAGCTTAATAAGTGGTCTAAAAAATTAACCGGACTTCCATTGATTGAGGATAAGCCTCCGCCTCTTAAAGTTGTGGTTTTTGAATGCGTAGAATGTAATTCGCGCGTGCCGCGCCAAGAGGGGACTCATTATACAGGGTATCACGGCCTTTCTATTGCATTAGCTAAAAAGGGTAAGTGCATCTATTGTGGGTTATTGGAAATATGCCCAGGGACAATGAAGGAGAAGACATGATTTATATTTACTGGGCTTTATTTACCCTCTGGGGCGCTATTTTGTATCGCTGGAGGGGGCACGCTAGCAAGTATAAGAAACTACTCCCTAGACCGTATAACCAAGCTTTGTTTGCGTTGCCCTATGTGTTTATTGCATATCAAGTGCATTGGAGCTATGCAGTTTTAACATTGGTCGCAACTACGTTAGCTGTTCTTACAGGCCACGGTGGGGCAATAGACATGGGTAAATGGGAGAAAGAAAGAGATGATGAAACCCTTGAATTTGTTGTTAAGCCGCTAAGGGGTAAAATATCTGAATTCTGGTACGACTTCATTCTAATGGCTTGGCTGGGGCTGGCTGTTACTATTCCATGCGGGATTGTTACTTTAAATCCATTTATAGCCTTGTCTGGCGCGTTAAAGGCTCCTGCATACGCTATCTCTCATAGGTTAGGCTTTGGCTCAGACGGTGGGGAATGGCTGACAGGGGCTTTCTTGTATGCAAGCCTGTTCTTTTGGTTATTCTAGGGTTCGTTCTGTGTAATCCAGTCTTTAATAACTTCCTGAGTAGCTGGGCAGCATTCAATTATAACCGCTTGCTCTTGTAGGAGGCTATCAAGGAACTCATCGGTAACGTTAATTCTTCCGCTTCCATGCACGCAACCTGTCAGCAACGCCGCCGTTAGTGCGAGGGCGGTTAGCAAGGCGCTTGTTCTGTTCTTTGAGAGTGTCGTTGACGGCATCTGTTCGACCTTTTGTATACGCTAGAAAGGGCGCTAAGAGTTTACCCAGCGCCCCTAGTACCAAATTAACCCAATTCATGACTTAGCAACCGCACGACCATACCATGCGAGTAGACCGCCAACAGCAACACAGAATGCCTCCAGCTCATCAACGACCGAAAATAGCAAAGTACCGCCCTCAGCAATATCCTCTGGTGATACAGCGTAACCGAAAAACCCCGCGAGTGTTGGAACCACTGCAATAGCAATACCAGCAAAGGTTTTCTTGCCGTCTGTAAGTTTCTTAAGTCCATCTAAAAGTGACATATCATTCTCCTTTAATTTTAAGGGCTATTCTATCAGCTCTAGCGCCTACTTGTCCAGCCCAGTCAGAATCGAGGGCTTCTAATGCCGCCCTTTCGTAGTGCCCAATCTTTAATGCTCTCCACATCTTTTTAAATTCAAGTAAACCCTCAAGCCCTAAATTGAAGCACATATTTATTAGTGCATCTTGGCAGTCAAGGTCTAGTGTGTCGAAGTAATCTATTTCTTTACGTAGTGAGCGGCAAACCCTTAGAACGTCATTAGCTAATAGATAATCAGCCTCTTGCTCTGTTATGCCGTTTCCCTCTAAATTCCTGCCGTACCCGATTGTAAGCTTGTCAGCAGTGCATAAATACGGCGTTAATCGTAACCCCTCATCTCGCTTAATGTCATCAATGACACTCATTTCTTTTTTTCCAGCCACTCATGATACCATTTCCACAGTAGATAGGCACCCTGTATGATGATATAAAAAACCGTGAACGAACCGACAATAACCGCCACGCGCTCATCTGTCTCCATTGAAGCCCAAAAACCACCACCTACTGCGGGGGCTAGTCTTGTCGCTTGGGAGATAATCTCTTGTTGCAATGGTTTGGCCTCTGCTATCATTTTAGTCTCCAAGTCAAAATACCACATCTTGACCCACTCCATACAAGAACGTACCTTGGGTATCTAATACTTGCCAAATAACTTTATACTATTGGGTGAGTAAAATAAAGGATTAACCGTGGGTGCATCTTATATCACGAGTAACCAACGCAAACAGCCCAACGAAAGCTATTAGGGTTACCAATACATAATAATCCGGTGATATGAATGAAAATAATAAATCCTCTAATTGAACAAAGAGGGTGTAGCATGATGTATACACTAAAGCTGTTTTGGCGTGCTTCTTTTGCGAGGGGGATAGGTTGGTTTCCAGGAATAGGAGATAAACAACCAAAGCGGAGGTTAACATAGTGGCCTGTGCAGCTCCCGCGTTAAGGTATATAGGCTCAAACAACGGCTCAAACGCAATCACTGGCATTGATAAATCAATAATCCAAGCAAGTATTATGAGCGTGTAGAACGATATGCTGATGTTCTCTTCCCCCTAGAAGTTCGAACGTTTCTAGGTTTTAGTTTAGCAGGTTTCTTTTTAGGTGTCGAATTTTTCTTTTTAGCCATGGTAATTCCTATTCAAAAGTAATGTTAACTGATCCAGCATCAAACGTATCCGCTGTTATGAGGGCTACTTGGGTAAGTTCTGCACTTAACGACTTGCTTCCACCAGTTACGAAGGTAGCTACTTGACCAGCATCCCCTAAGTTACCAGAGGCCGACCATGTGTTTGTGGCGCTATCGACTAAAGTAAAAACTATTGTCCCGCTAATAACATAGGATGAGTTTGCTATTCTTATACCGAAACCATCTGTAAAGGCAGTCGTTGCCACAACTGCTAGGATGGTAGATCCTGCGCCTATATAACCAGTGGTTTCTAAGCCGCCACTATCTCCTAGCTGTATGCGGTAATCATCACCACCATCAGAGGATACCCCAACAAGGCTCATTGTTATCCTCTTTGTGCCCGCTGGGATACCGGAGAAAGTTTTACTAGAGCCGGATGTTGTTGCTTGTGGTGTTCCTAATGTTAATGGCAGCTTTAGAGGGTCGCCTGATGCTCTTGAGTAGTTTGTGCATCTCCAATCACCACTTGCATACTCGATAAACTCTGCCACATCACCCGCAGCCGTTGTTATGTTTGCACCAGTAGGGAGGATTAAATCAGCAGCGTCATGTGTTAGTGTTAGTACATCATCAAACTGAAGCTTAATAGTCGTGCCTACGCCTAGGGTGTTTATTGTCTCTATTGAGGTTGTTCCGGTTACATCAAAGGAATTGCCATCAGTAAGCACGGGTAATGCTGTGGAGGAGGCTACGTCTGCGCCCTTAGACCATATAACCAACGCGTCATACTCATTTGTGCCTGTGTGGGTATTGTTACCTGTAATAGTCATTGTTTTAACGTTAGTCGTACCGTAATTCTCATTGGTGGTAATCCATGCTGTGCCGTTACAGTTAACATTTACGGAGCCGTCAGGTTGAATGTCTTTAGTGGTTATCCCATCAATCAACTCAGCGCCATCAGGATCAAGTGTGATTACTCCTGTGCCTGAGTTTCTGACAGTAAAGATAAACCCCTCTTCTGCCGTTGCCACATCTAACAGGGGAAGGGTGAAAGTGCCAACACAATCGAAAACAGAATTAATATCAGCGGCTACTATGTTTCTGTTTGCAATTACGTCAACAATAGAGGAGGCGTATACATCACTAGATCCGCCCGTAATATCGTCCTCTGTGGAAATCTCAACATCATCAGCATCAGTTAGCACCATCTTATAGGATCCGCTCTGCAACCACATATTATAGCGCCCAGCACTGTCTAAAATAATAGGATTGGTGTTAGCAGCACTTTCATCTTCACTTGTGAATGTTTGCTTTGGTGTGCTTGTTCCGGCCTCAAATGTGAAAAGCTTCCCACCTGCCAACGGATTAGCGTTATTATCAAGTTCTTGTTTAAAAACCTCGGGGCTAATTTTGGCCATGGTTATTCTCCTATTACTGCTGGGGTTACGCCGCCACCGACTGCGCCCATAGTTCTCATTACATCAAATTGGTCTGCCGCATCAAAATACGTCTTCTTAACAATCTTTGCCTCTTGTGGGGTGAAATCCTTAGAAAGACCAATCTTGTTTAAAATCTCTAGCTTTTTAATCGGGTCGGTCTCATACAAAATCTCACTAACCTTTGATGCTGTGTTATCGTTTAGCCCATCAAAGAACTGCCTCAATCCAGCTATCATTGTCTTGCGAGGTATCTGCATAATATCGTCAACGCCTTGAGTGGTGGTGGCTATTAAGTTCTTGGCCTCTTGCTTACCAGCTGTGGGGGATCCGCCTAATACCTCGTTGCGCATCTTGAATAGTCTATCCTCAGCCATTAAGCCGCTCTCAAGCTTCTTATACTGTGTGGGGGATAATACTGAGCTAATACGCGCCTTCTTCTCTGGTGAGCCTAGAATGCGTCTATGGGGGTTTGCTCCCTCTGCTACCTTACCAACCTCATCACGAATAGCTTTGCCCATCCCGATTTGGTACGCTTGCTTTTCAGGGTCAGTAAGTTCTTTAAATTCTTTAGCTAGTAATTCACTATCGGTTTTAAGGGCTTTTCGTCCTTGTTCCATAGCGTTATTAATCTGTAGATAATCACCAGCCTCAGCGCGGGCTTTTTTATATGCTGGGCTTGCTGCGTCCATTTCATTAAGAAGTGAGTTCTTAACATTAACACGCGAACGGGCAAAATTACCCTCCCCAGCTCTTTGTGCCTTATTTATATCGTCATCAAGAACACGCTTGGCATAGTCTAAGGCTTTAATAGAGTCCGGCGCTGCATCAGAAAGCTCTGTGGGGTATTGTTTATAAGCTTTGTTAAGCGCGTCCTGTATCTCAGGGGTTTTCAATATGTCTGTGTTTGCTATTGTTGACTCATAAGCCTCATCATATAACGGGGCAGCCTTAGCGCGTCCTGCAGCAAGCAAATCATCTGCCGTGGTATGGTAGCTATCAACACCGCTTACATTCTCACGTACTGTTTTCATCACACGCTCATAAGATCCGGCAACTTTAGGGTCAAAGAACTCTTGAGCTTTAGCTTTGCCGCCCGAATACTGCGCAGCGCCTTGGGCTAGTGTTCTTGTTCTGGATTGATTAAGCTCAGCAAGCGAGGCATCACCCGCTTTATAAGCATTCAATACATCATCATAATCAGCGCCTAAGTCTTGTTTAAGTGCCTTGGCAACCTTACCAAAAGCTTTATCAGCGCCTTCAACTGGTAAAACCTCCTCGGCTCTCTCAGCCACTTCTTGTAATACATCTTGGCCTGTGGTCTTTAATCCCTTAGCTGCGCGCTTACGTCCTAAAAGAGCTTTTGCACGAGAAAGTAAAGCCCCACCAACAACGCCACCGCCAGCACCATATAATCCATATTCGCCAGCCTGCGCTCCTCTTTCAATTGCTCCACCCTCACCTGTTCCAGCTCCATATAAACCCCCCGATACAGCACCAGCTCCTGCGGCTGCTCTAATTGGTTTTGCGACTGCATATGCTTTGGCTCCTGCTGGTAATAAAGCCCCACCCACGGCTCCGGTAGCAATAGCGGGGATAACCTCGCCAGCAATACCAGCTAAGGGGTTGGCTTCCTGTAGTTGACTTAAATCTTGTAATCTTGCTTGCCGTAGCTTCTCAGCTTCTCCCCATGGGTCTTCAGCACCACGTAAAGCCATAACGCCAGCCTGTATAGGTTTGGCTAGTTCATCGGAGAACCCAAACGTAAGACCGCGTGGGATGCTCTTACCAAACGTTTCAACGCCCTCAAGGAATCCCCCACCTTGTGCATCAGGCACATCAATAGTAAAACCAGCGGGCAATTCACCCGCAGTTTCATTTAATGTAAATCCTTCTGGTAAGTCTCCTACTGCCATTTTCCACCCGTGAATGTAAGTGTTTGCCCTTGGGCATTAGTGGCTGTTTGGCCTTCAGTGTATTTTGAGGTAGTCTTTGGCGCATCTTTACCGAATTGTAAATCATACGACCCAGCGGATTGCCCAATCATTCCCTTTTCTGCGGCCTGTCTAAATCTCTTCTTGTCAGCAATAACTTGCGGCGTGTCAAGTGGCATAGGGAAATACTTAGCGTAATCTTTTGCCATCTCTTCAACGCCAATCGCCGCACCGGATTCTTTACGTAGGTTTGATGTTACCCAAATCTGAGCCGCGTTTAGGTATCTTTTTTGCTCATCAGTTGCATTAGATTTTATTAACGCCTCCCCAAATCCCGTCCCTGTATCCCCCAAAGGAAGAGCCACTAAAGTCTTGGCAACCCCCCCTATGAACCCAGTTTTAGCCGTTGCCGCATCCGGGGTGAGCTCGTCTATAACATCATTGGCTGTCATCATTCTGTGGGCGAATGTTGCGGATTGTAGTTGGTCTTGCCCGTACTTCTGGAGATTCTTAGCGGCTCTTTCTTCGCGTAAAGATTCTTTTTGCACATCAACACCGGCTTGAGCTTGTAATATCTCACCTCTAGGTGTGCCAGCAAGTGCGCCAGTAACTTGTGGTGTTCTAGCTGCCGCGAACTGGTCAGCAGTCATTAAAGAAGGTGTGGCGGGGGACACAGGGGGGGAGAGGCCCCCGCCCATAGGCGCAGCCATTGAAGGCGCTCCCATGTTTTGTTGTGGGGGTTGACCACCTATACCCGCTCTTTGCGCGAGGGTTTGCATAGGAACTAGGCCGCCAAACTCACCTGTGGCCATTTGTTGACCTTTGAGTTGAGAGTATGCGGTTATAGCTGCTGTTTCTTGTGGGTTTAACGGGATTCCTTGGGCGTTCTTGTGTAGGGCTGCCTCTGCGGATTTCCCTAAGTCTAGCACAGCGGCTTCCTCAGCCTTCATATCCATCTGCCTGCGCTGTATCTCTCGGTTTTGTTCAGCGTTATACTGAGCCATACCTTGGCCTATGGCTTGCTGAGCCAGAGCATTCTTTTGAAGGCGCATCTTATCACCAGCCATAAAGTCTATATTGCCGTATAAGTTCTCAAACGCCATTTACTCGCTCCATTTTTAAACCAAGCTTATCGTAATCAACCATTAGGTATCCGTTAGAATGCTCTTTAACTGCCTCTGGTTCTGTCTTTTGCACATTTTGAGCTATTACTCCCCTAAAGCGCCCCGACCCATCCTTATAATCGAACTCTACAATCTCGTGACCCATCTCGTGGCCTACTTTTACAATATTATCTTTTAACCGCTCATCAGAGAACATCATAACCCCCTGCCTAAATTGATCCCCCGCTTGACCTCTTCCTGTTGCATCACTATACGCAGGAGACCATGCCCCCATAATATTCTCAAACGGTGTGCCGCGCTCATATTCAGCCATATCATGTTGATATTGCGCACCAGCTAATCCAGTTTTAAGATTGCCTACATTAGTACCGTATCTCTCACCCGCTCCGACCATTTGCGAAGCCGCGTTTTGACCTAAACCACTAACACCTAACAATCGATTATATACGCTCCCTTGGTCTTGAGTATAACGGTTATATGCATCACCGTATTCTTGCGAGGCAAGACCTTGTGAATAATCCTGTAAAGCAGTAGCTGCCTGTGGGTTAACCGTCCCAAATCCTCCGCCTCCTAGTGTTACGCCTTGAGCTGCCATTGACCGCTCAAGTGCTTTTTGTCCCTGTTCCTGTCTGAATTGATACCCTGGGTCTTCTTGGAATTGATCCATCCCGAATCCCTGAAGCAGAGAGCCGTAGCCCTCGCTTGGTGCAACTGTGTCGTAAGACTCCCAAGGGGATAACTGAGCCTCACCTCTTTCATCGCGCCCTGTTACCGTTGACCTAAGAATATCATCACCTGATACCTTAAATCTATCTTCCCCTGATTTGTAACCAATACCACCCTCAAAATCTGCACGGCCTGTATCGAATTGGCTATACCCACTTGGTAGTGCTGCCCCTATTGCCTGTTGGTCAGGGGATATACCAAGTAACATGCTAAGTTTATCCATGCCCCCCGATCCAGTTTTGTACCAAGGCGCTAGATCTTCTCTACCTTGTTCATACTGTTGGCGCAGCATGTCCTCGGATTGCCGTGTAGCTTGCTCCATTCCGCCCATGCTTGGCTCATCGCTCTTTAAACCCATTACTTAACTTCCTTCTTGTATTCCCCGTTAACGCTTATCAGTTCAAAGCCAAGCATACGGGCTAATCGCTCTCTAGATTTTGGGCGGCTACCTAGTGCTATTTCAAAGTTAAGGGGAACGTCTAGAGATGCAGCGAAGCCCTTACATTTTTCAACTAGGCCGCTAAAGTTCTTAAAACTTCTATGTTCTGGATAAACATAAAACATATAATCACTAAGCGTTGCATCACCATTCCAAGGCGAAGTTTTGATGGTCAAACCTGCCATCCCGATTATATTACCATTTTTTATAAGTAAATAGCAAGGGGCGAGGTGGTACGACGAAACCACCTTGTTAATCATCATGCTTTCATTGAATCTGGTCTCCCCAAGCTCCATTAGGCCGAGCTTATACATCTCTATAATGTGGGGTATGTCTTTTTGTGTGGCTTGTCTTATCAAAACGTATGTATTTTACGCAAGGAGACGCATGATGGCAACGATTATTTTTTTCTATTGCGTGGCTTTTTACGCTTTTTAGGCGTGTCTTTAGCGAACTTCTTTGCTACCGCTGGTTTGTTCTTATATAAAAATCTGCGCTGCTTATCTGATTTAAATGGCATGGTGGCTCCTAGTTAATTGATACCTTACTTCTTATCACCAGCGGGTCAAGGCTATCGGTCGTACCTCTAATCTGAATTTTTATTGTATCCCCAGCGACTAAGTCCCTCGTAATCGGCAGTGTTTGTATAGTCACAAATGATGTGGCAGTTGGTAAGTGAGCAGCCGCGATACTATCTTTTTGGACAACACCATTTATGACACAGGAAATTTCATAAATCCTATCAGTGCCAGAGCCGCCCCGTGTGATTGTTGTCTGTACTGCTATTGCTCTTCCTTTATCTCTTACCCCTGTCCATGTGAGCTCTCCATTATTCTCATCACTCATACGACATTTTTCCATGCCTGAGAAAGAGCCATAGAAGATATCTACGCCCGCGTCTGCAATATCCACCCAAACGTCCACATCAAGCGGTACTTGAACCCCAAGACCAGTATCATCTTGGTATTGAGAGCCCCCCCTATCTGAGGATTCAACAGGGCCGCCTGTGTTATTCGCAAAGACCCACGTAGCAGATGAATGATCAAACGTTATAAAGTGATCGTATAATTGAACTGTGTTGTCTGAGAACTGTAATCGAGCCAACCCGTCATCAGTAACAACTATGTCCTGCGCAGGGCTAGCAAGGGGGATGCTGTATTGCTTAGTTCCTGAAATTCCCCTCATAACATGCATGTCCGAATCATCTGAGAGGATAATATTGACACCATCAAACGTGATACCCTGCAAATCCTGAGCATTAGTATCAGGGTCAAAGGTTTCTAATATCGTGGATGTTATTCCATCGTGTACGTATACAAGGTTAGTCACACCATCAACACTAATGAGATTAGTCCCATCATATGTGATTCCTAGAGTATCGCCAGCAGGAGTTGCAAAGCTTGTAGTTATTGTTGTGCTAAACCCATCATGTATATAAATTAAATCAGTAGTTTGATCAGTGCTAATCAGGTTTCCTCTTGCCCATACAACGCCTCTAACGCTCCCGCCGGGAGAAGCAATCACAGTACCTTCAACAGCAGTCTTGCCGACCATAAGGACAATCTCATCATCAGTTGTGTCTGAAATGATTAAGTTTGTTCCGTCCCATCCCAATCCAGCAGGTATCGGCCCCGGTGGGGAGAAGCTACTTGAAGGAACAGGAAGAGATGCAAAGCTCGTACCAGACCCTATAGAGGTGCTTGCTGTGATTGTACCTAAAGATATGTCATCTGGGTTTTCAACAACCATACCAATAGAGCCAGCGTCTACTCTTGCAAGGTCAACCCTGTTTAAATTAAAGCTAGTTATTGACGCGCCGCCCTCGACAAGAATACCCACACTTGCGGATTGGAGAAATATTCCAACTTTGTCAACGAAGAGGTTATTTACTACCGACCCAGCTTCAAATACAATAAGTCCATTTGTTGCTGTTGTGTCAAAGAAGGCAACGCCGTCAGGCACGATATTGCCAACCGTAGCAGTTGAATCTACTACTAGAGGAGCATTTGTAAATGCCGAAAACTCCGTTAGAAACTGTCCAGTAGAAAATAGCCTAATAATGCCCCCAGTAAGAAAACCATTCTTAACAACGGTCACATCAAAAGCCCCTGTTGTGATAGCCATAAGCTCACCAGCACCTAACTGCGTTACTGAAATATCAATAATCTCAGGCCCGTTTGATCCATTAGTTGTAATAAGCGCTCCTGTGGTGGTTCCTGAAAGTGTTGTAACCAGAGGCCCAAGTCCTACTATCAGGGTTCCGTTACCTGTAACAAGGCGATCTGTACCTATGTCCACACTATTCAAGAACTTGTAAACAGTCGAATCTGCAAGCGTGATAACACCAGCAGCAGGGGCAGGTAGATTGGCAACCGACCTAACATACTTAGTAACAGGGGATGCTTCGTATCCGATATATTGTGTGCCGTCATAAAACTCGGGTGCTTTCGCGGTTAAGCTATAAAGGGCTAGGGCTTCTGCGGGAGATGGTATTGCGTCGCGTTGTGTCTCAGTCATGCGAGACTGCAAGAATCCCTGTGTAGTTGAAAGCATTTCCAGAAGGGCGCTTGCGTCTATGCTGGATGTTCCTACACCTACACTACCTGCATCTTTTTGTATAAATACATCGCCATGAACTCCCGAGCCAAAGTTTTGACCTCCTTGGATATCAACATCACCACCATCTGAGTTACCACCAGCGGCCCCTTGTCCACCTTCTAAGGATAGCAACGCACCGTTACCGTCATCATTGCCACCTGAGCCAGCATGGACAAGAACTTGGCCACCATCGCCATCAGCGTCTCCACCGATACCGCCAAATATATGAACTTGAGCGCCAGATGAAGCCCCGCCGCTAACTCCGCCGAGCAAAGTAATAGTCCCCGCAACACCAGTGCCAGAAACGCTTCCCGAGGTTATATTAATCGGCCCTCCGGCAAATGTACCATCTTGAGCAATTAAATTTACTACTCCGCCACTTCCAGACCCATCACCGGATTTCAAAGTTAGGTCGCCGCCATTACCTGCGGAGCCAAACCCTGCAATGATACTAATATCAACGCCGCTTGTGCCATCGGGAGAGATAATGCTGCCTGCCTCAAGGGTGAGTTCGCCTAATATGGACGCAGCGCCCGTACCATCAACGGAGAGTAAATTAACATCAGAGCTATTTCTTACCACCATACTCGTGTCTACGAGATCGGTTCCTATTCTGAGAATAAGGTCGTTAGTTAAGCCGAAATTATCAATAGTTATGTCGCCTGTAGTGTTGCGAACAAATGCCTCTGAGCCATCGTGAATTAACAGTAAATCACTACCACTACCTAAAGTAATATCACCAATAACATCTAATTCAGCACTCGGGCTGCTTGTGCCTATGCCTACATTACCGCTAGGGTCAATCCTCATTGCTTCCGCGCTTAAACCAACATCAAAGCTTATTTCACCATCAGTATCTCCAGTACCAATATTAAATAATTGTGTGGAATTTTGCCACCTAAGGAACGCTCCTGTTTGTCTATTTGGACTACCAAAGTTCAATGCGGAAATATTTGCATCAGGGGTTAAGATAGTTATTCCTGCATCGGCGCTATTCTCCACTGTTAGATCATCAGCGGAAGATGTTGAGCCTATTGAGCCTGCACTTCCTGAAAATACGTGAAGAGTCCCGTCAGGGTTAGTCGTGCCTATACCAACATCACCTCCGTCTTCTTGCATGATGACGTCTCCGAAGACACTGAATCCAATCTGCTCGCCACCTTCTAGTCTGAGAATTCCCGGCAAAGCACCTTCTGAGTCACCTGACGAGATGGTAACATCACCGCCTGCCCCAGTGACCACACCACCCTGACCACCTCTTATTGTAACATCTCCACCCTCTCCATTGTCGTCTCCGCTAGTACCGCCTAAAAGGAATACGCCCCCACTTTTACCTGTTGGCCCATCACCACCGCTGATAATAACATTCTCACCTATAGAATTAGTTGAACCAGCACTAATATTAACTCTGCCAGCAGTTGTTAGACCAAAACCACCCGATATGTTTACAGTCCCTCCAATAGTTCCGCCTTGAGAACCTTTAAGATTTAAAGCAACACCTGATGCTGAAATTATGTCATCACCGCTTGAGACAACAATGTCATTCCCGCCTGTGGTGTTCCCAAAGGAAAGAACAGCCTGCAAAGTCTCCGCTGGCTCTGGCTTTGTCCAAGATGAACCATCAAATAATTCAAGTTGGGTGTTATCAAGATTGTAGATCATCAGGCCTGTAGCTGGTGAGGCTATATTGTCCCTCTCGGCCTCTGTCATTCTTGGACATAGAAATCCCTTAGAGGCGGATTGAGCTTCCAATACCGCAGATGCCTCCGCTATAACACCAACACCAAGAGACCCATCAACAATAAATACGGTATTAGGGTCTTGGATGACTTTACCTGTTGTGCCGTTGAATGTAGGCACAGAAGCAACTACCGCACCAGCGGGGCCAACAACATCACCGCCGCCCATAGATTGCCAGAACGTACCGTTATAGAACTCTTGGTCATTCAGGGTAGTGTTGTGGATTATCATGCCCTCAACAGGTGTCAGCGCGTCCCGCTGTGTGGTTGTCAAGCGATTAATGAGGAGCGCGTGGGTCGTAGATGTCAAATCAAGTGAAGCGTCACTATCAGGCTGTGCGTTGCTCCCTACCGTCATATTATCAATGACAAGAATAACATCACCAGAGCTTACCTCGATATCAGTGCCGCCTGTGGTATTTCCGCCTACCAGTATTTCAGCAAGGGAATTACTAGCTGTGTTCGTAACCTCTCCCCATGTTGGCGCTGTTGTAAGCAATATCCAAAAGGATGTATTATCTGTCTGTCTAGCAACCTTGCCTATATCCTCACTCGCAAAGCCAGTAGCTGCCAAGCGCGCTGCCTCATCTGCGTATACGTAATTATTTATTATATGGATCGATCCGGCTGTTTCGTCTGAGTGGAATGTCATGCTGCTTCTCCTGAGATTAAAACGTTTCCTGTATTTTCACTGACCAGCACCTGTCCTGTGACCTGACTGGTTAAAATCTGTGGGAGTAGTTTGCAATTCCCGTAAGCCACGCAATTTATGTGACCATCAATGCGCTCCGCACCTGTTACTGTCCCGAAATGATTGTTAATCTCGCATCTGAGAGTCGCGCCTTCTTCAACTATGACATCGCCTATTAACAGGCCTAGAGTGGGAATAGCTGCGCCGCCGCCAGCCTCAACTAAGATATCCCCCTCCCATACATCCGCGCTGAAGCTGCTTACACCGTCCGCACGAGTAATAAAATCACCTATCCCAGTTTGCCCGTCTATAATCGCGCGTCCAGCCTCTATATCGAAGGAAATGAAGCCAGTAACAGGGTGGATTGCATCCTGACTTTCTCTGAGTGTTTCGAAGACAACCACGACTAAATCAGTGGTCGGATTAGCTGTATTCATGTGAAAGAAGGTTTGATTGCGGTTAAACACCTCAATGCCGCTAAACATGTAATCAATAGGATTGGGTGAGTCGGCGGTGTGGCTTATGCCTGTCATGCCATCGCCAAGCATGGACATTTTACGCACGATACCAAAGACATTGTTAACAGTGCCGCGAATATCAACGCCAACGTTATTAATCGAACCCGTGGTGTTTAGCTCAGCATCGCCGACAATGAGGGAGTTAATATCGAAAACGACTCGCTCTTTCCCGTCTAGTATAACACCCGTGCCGCCATCAACAAACGTCCCAACATTGCCAAATATAGCCTCTTGCTGGTTTCCTAATGTAAGGGTTGTGGTGGCGGATGTTGGTCTAAGGCTTGCAAAATCACACTTAGCTCCGCAGAAATCGGGGATAACAAGCCCTTCAAAGTAGGTCCCTGTTTCCGCTGCATTGATAGAGGCGGGCACGAAGGATGAGGGGGGTATAATGAAGGCATTAACAATCTCAATAGCACGCTCGGGACTTGACACGACATTATCGTGCGTTAAACCAGATTGATTATCTACTCCAGTCTTATTGAAGTAAACATCACGTCCAGACGGCGCTGTACTTGTGCGATAAGCCATAGGCAGTTACCCTTAAAAGGTTACATTTGCCCATGTTTATTATTATTGTGGTGATTATATGGTATATGAGGTATTTTTACAACATATCTTAAGGATATTTATGCTTCTTCAATTTTCTGAATTAACGCTAGGCTACCATCTATCTGAGCTTGTATACCGGAAATGTAAACTTCCTTTGCAACCCCTGTATCAACAAACCCACTATCAAATGTGACTTGTCCTTGGTCGTCAGTAAACTGAATGCGTAAAACAATTCGGTCATCAATAGACTTTATCGTTTCCTTTATGGTTTCGTTATCTCTTTTTTGGGGCATCTTTAATTGTTGCCCATTTTGTAATTGTAACATTTGTTTCTCCTATTATCCGGTTATGATCCATTCGCCGCTTATTGCGGTTAACTCTAGCTGATTACCAGCGGCAATCACTTGGGAACCCGCCGCCACGCCATTCACAGTACGGCTGAAGTCAATTGTACCAGCTGAGGAGTAATGAACAACAAAATTCTGCACAAGCCCCTCATTGGTCGCTGGGTTAAGTAATGTTATTCTTCGCAATACACTCGGTGTAGCAAGGACAGTTTCGTCAGTACCAAGAGCGGTGTATGCAGCATCACCAATATCACTTGTTTCCTTAACGCGCCCGCCCTGTGTTATCATCTCACCTGCGACAGTAAGGCTACCACCTAGGAAGTTTTGTGCATCACCAACGAAGTTAAGGCCAAATCGATTGGACGCAGAAGTTACTTCAGAATAATACGCTGAGTATTCGCCTGTGCCAGAATTTTCCTCAAAGTCTGCTACGGAAAAACCATGCTCAAAATCAAGGTCAGTGACACCAATATAGTCTATGCCCTCAGCTTTAAAATGAGAATATCCGGCAATTTCAAAAGTAGAGTTTGATTGTCGAATAGATGGTCTGCTCTCAAAGCCAATAATTTCAGCGTTTAGTATCCAACTTGCCGAGTCCACCGCCTCGTAAGTTGGTGCGGATCTATATGATCTATACGCAGAGCCAGTTGTGCCAGTTCCTCCGTCTTGGGAAAATGTTGTTTGGTCGCTATACACTGTTCCTGATGGGGGGGTGGTGGCAGCTGCCGTATTTTTAACAACAAAGGTAGAATTAAATAATCCGAATAATGAAGCTATGATGGGAGCCGTTGTGGTCAGGGAGCCTTGTGCAGAAATCGCAATAAAAGCAGCAAGAATTCCGGTTGTCGTTATCTCTGGAGAAGCCAAAAAACCTACATCAAGTTGAAATCCTGTTCCCGATGTAAAGGTGGGTCTATAGCTTATTGCTGCTTGCCCCCCCCCAGTGGCTCCTTGGTTAAAGAGAATCTCAACAGGGTTATTAATCCCTATCCGTGAGGTCATGTCACCGTCAAAGAACCCCGCCTGCAATGCTAAACTGTCCATGACTCCTATATTACTGTTATTCCCTACAATCTTACCAACACTCGAAGTGTCATCACACATGTTATAGGTTTGGTCTGATGCTCTGCCCGCTAGGAAGGCGTATTGCGTGTGTACATCGCCAACAGTGAGGTTAGCAAGGGAGTTATGATCCAACAGTGGCGCTAACGCTGCAGCGTCCACATCAGCCGTTATTTGTGGCGTAGCATCATCATAGGTGAAGTCAATCGTTGTTGTATCTACTAATATATTACCAACCGCATCCTGTGCGCGCTCATCAGTGAAATAAAGGTTAGTACCCTCTGATAAGTCTGTGGTGCTTTTACCTGCAAAGCTGCTATCAAATCTAGCCTCAGTGTAATAAAAGTTAATAGACCCCTCAGATAAATCATCCGTATCTTTAAGGGCAAAAGCTGTATCAAATCGGGTTTGCGTGAAGTAAAAGTTTGCTGACCCCTCGGGGATATCGTCAGTATCAAGGACAACAACACCCGTCATACCATTAACACTAACAACCCCACCAGCGGCTAAGTTATCAATAATAATACGTACATCATCAAACCAATTTACCCACGTAGTTGGAAAGTAACCGTTTGAGGCGGTGGGTTGGTCTTGTATGGGTGCTGGATCAAGTGCCATCTAAGCCCCATTTAAGTAAGCAGCGTTATATTGGACAAAAATAGGGTCACTCACTTCGATATGGTAAACTCTATCCCTTGCTCTCCCTAATTTATTCCATTTAACCCGCGTATTGTACTCGCCTATCTTACCAGTACTTCTCCAAAGCTCATTAGAGTACGTTCTACCATTGTCAGAGTATTTCATCATCACCTGTGGGTCTTGGCCTTGGCCTGATACTGTCCCCACACCAACCTCCATGTCTATCTCTAGCTGAGCGTGAGTAATTAGTGCTTTTTCTTCGCTTATATACGGAAACGTTCTAATCTTAACCAGAGGGTCGCCATCATCACTGAAGAAGTCAAGTGACATCTGATATACTTGATTGCTTTCACGGTCGCCCACTAAATGTTTCTTATTAAAGAACACATGACAAGAACCCCTATGTTGCTCCTCGTTAGCTGTGTCTGTATTTCTATACATTCTCTCATGCCAAGCCATTGTGGATAAATCTAAGCATAAAGTGGTATCCAACCCCTTAACCTGAAGCATGTAAAACGCATGGCCTCTCTCATGGTAAACCCAAGCAAATGATTCGTTAAAATTAGACCCCTCAGCTATTTTCTTCTCAATTGCTTGTGTTGTTACCCTTACGGCTCTATAGCCCTCTGTGCGCCATACAATAGCGTCCCCGTTCTCATCTGTGCCTAACCATATGACTGTGTTTGAAAGATACTGTATTGTCCCTTGCGCTGCGCAACCTGTCTCTATAGTCGCACCGGAAATTATAGTAAAGGGGAATGCTGCCGCGCCTGTGTTTCTGTATACCTCGATAGATTTAGTGCCAAACATCCAAAGATTAGATGAATCTGATTTACAGCCTACTAGGTCATCAGGGGAGCTTTCTACTGTAGTCTGGTCTAGGATGTCCCATGTTAGTCCGTTGTTAAGCCCAGAGATAAAGAAAGAGGCGCTATTGGCTTCTGTTACTATAAAGAACCCATCCTGAAAGGTCAGGTCACTAGGGATAGGGAACTCTGGGTCTGTTATTTCCACAAATGAATCTGTAGTCTTATTAAAGATATATCCAAATTGCCCATCAACAACCATTACCTGTGTGGGGTTTTCCTCCATGGATACTATTGACGTAGCACTAAGTAGGTCACCATGTTTTACACTCGTGCCGTTCTCAAGTACCTCATAGAACTCTGAGCCGGATACAAAGAAAGCTCTATTGTCAGATTCAATCCCGCCCCGTATTGCCCCACCGCCCATAGTGGAGAACTCTTCTAGACCAGACGTAGACCTTAAGGCCGACACAGATTTACTTGTGTTTGTCTCGGAGATTAGTGGATACATGTTTACGCACCTCTGATGGTCAAAGGATACTGCTTCCATTTGGTAAGTTTGGCCGACAAAGGGGATTATCATGTTTTTATTTCCATACTATCCTAGTTGTAGTAGCCCCCAAAGATGTTCTGGTCTGCGTATTGAGACGAGGCACCTCTGCTTGGTATCCCAGATAACTTGGATACGTGCTTTTCATTGCGTTTGTTTTGCACAATTACAGTCTTCTTAGTTTTGGCGGCTATCTTCTTAACCGTAGGGCTAGCCTCTCTCTCATACTCAGGCGCAATCCACTCAGCTAGATTATGAATAAGCATAGATTTATACTGTTCAGGCATTGCAAACACGCCATCTAGTGAGGAGAAGTTTGTCAGTGGCTTTCTAGAATAAAAGTGGAAGGTGTCTGATGCAGATGGCACGGGATAGAAGTATATGGTCGCTATGGGGAAGTTAGAATCATAATAGTAAATCCTTGGCACAGACCCGCTAATCTTCTTCTGAGTTATACGGGAGTACTCTTGCTCATCGTAATACGTAACAGGGTAGTCTGTCTCCCCTTGCCGTACATAGGCCGCTGTGATGTATAGAGGGGCAACCGTGCTGAAGTCCTCACCAATACCAAATGTATAGGCATCCTTATTGTTTGTAAGGGGGAATGTCTCCAGTGTCTCCTGAAAGATTAAAGCGCCTTCAGCAGAGAATGAGGCAAGCATATCATTAAGCGTATCAAGTGCTTGATCTGCCTCCGTCGAATCCAATGAAGACCCGTTACCCAATACCTGTATCTTACGAAGGGATGAAGTTATAATATCGCGTGCGGTGGTCATGGTTCACTCCTTTATTAACTTAATAGAGAACACCCCATATAAGGATGTGCTCCATGAGTTAACTATTTAGCCGCTTCTTTGGCTGCCTTCTTTGCGGCGGCCTTGGCTTTGGCTGCCTCATCTGCGGTCTGCAATTTCCAACCCTCGGCCTTTAGTGCCTTTAGGTTGTCTTCGTTATTTTGGTGTTTCGTGGAATCGCCACGTACTAGTGTAATTTTAGACATTGTATTTTCCTTTTTAAATGTTAAGAGAACACACCCCCGCTAGGGGATGCGCTCGATTAAATTAGTTAGTGTTACGCACTGCCCACTCTGGACGTACTGCTGATACACCGCCAAGGAAATCAAGGCGAGTAATCATGCGGCGTTGAAGAACATCAAAGGCACGAACAACCGATACCGTAATGCCATCAACTGTTTCTTGTGCTGCCACCTCAACCGCTTGTGGTTGAATGAGAGGCACTGAAACCATCTTAAACGCACTCTTATGGTATTGAAGAGGTTGTTTAAGAGCCGAGTCAGCTCCGCCAACGAACGTCAACAGAAGGCCATCACCGGGAAGAGAGGTAATGTTCTGCAAACCGCCTGAACCCGCGAAGAACGAAGGACTTACTTCTAGATCTGCGTCACCTGCACCATCCGCAGTTACATCAGCTGTCACAACAAATTGTTGTAGAACCGCGCTAGGAACCTTCGTAATTGGGTGAACCATAAAGATTCCCGCAATCGTAAAGATTTGACCCTTCGTAACCGTACCTGTTGTAGTCGTTAGACCGTCAACATGCAAAGTTGAAGCACCTTCAACGATAGTACCGTCAGTCGTCACACCAGTAACATCGTTACCATTAGTGTGTGTTGTAACGAGTTCGTTTGAGTACCACTCAAAGCCATCAGCTACACCCATGCGTCCCTTTTTGTACTGGTCAGCAATCTGCTCAGAACTTTGGAACAATGCACTACGAGCATTTACACCTTGAGCCAGTGCTGCACTATTAAGAAGGAAGTTACGATCACCCCGAGGAGCGAGGTTTTCATCCAGCTTAGTCATGCCAGCAAGTGAGTCAGCGATTGTGTAGGTGTTTGATCCAGCAGTACCAACTGAGTTGTAAGTAGCGTCAGTTGCTTTTTCAAGGATACGAGACTCAACATCTTGAGCAATGCTCTCAGCTGCCGGAATGACGAAACGCTTGATAGTGTTCTTCAAATCAACTTCTGTTGCATACTCGAATGAGTCGATCTCCATGCCAACAGTGGAAATAATATCCAACGTTAGAGGAGCCTTCTCTTCTACTGAGTCCTGAATAGATGATGTGATATCGAAAGTATTTTGTGGGACATAACGCGCTGGGATAGATGTTTGAATCGTATCACCCGCCTTATATCCATTCTTACCATCGAAGTCAGAAGCATCTGCTTGATCGATTGTGCTACAAAACACCATGTTATCTTTGAGTGTTTGTGCAGCCGCCCTAGCGATAATCCCCGGGGCGTCTTTGACATTATTAAATACATTAGCCATAATTTACTCCATTATGAGTGAACCCATTCAAGAACACCTTTCCCATCTCTTTTGGATGGGGGCTTAATGCCCTTGGTTGAACCTTTCTCCACCTTTACAGGCGTTGTCTGGCTCTTGGGTTTGTTTGCTTTAGGAGTCGCTAAAAGCTTTTGCTGTATCTTGTAGACTTCAACCGCCGCTCTAGGTGCAGACATACGTGCAATCTCTCCTAATTCAGTTAGGTTTTCACCATCATTAGCACCAAAGTAATCAATAACCGCTGGAACATTGCCATCATATAACTGAGACGAAAACGCCTCAAATACATCATAACCAACATCTGTTAAACCGTTAACATAAGACTCAACCTCATTAGAGGCTGCCTTATACATCGGGTTGTTAGCCATATACTCCACTTCCTGAGTAGTGCGGATCTTAGTACGTTCCGCAATCACCTGCTCATGTTGTATACGTCTTTGTTCCTGTAGATACTCACCTTGAGCCTCAGCCTTCGCGGACTTACGAATAAAGTCCTTAACAGCCT